CGTGTTTAACATAGTAATTGTTACTGGTGACTTCCTTCCAAGTGCCGCTATCGTTGACGTAGAACGGCATGTTAACTTACCTTTAGCCAAATGTCTCCATCCTCACCACCAGACGGGTTTGATGTTGATACAGTCCTGTCAGAATGAATGCGGGTGTTTAACTCTGCTAGTCCTCGGTAAACAACGTACACATTGTTTGTGCCAGCAGAGGGCGCTGCATCAAAAATTAAATTGGTTCCTGAAGCAGTGTAAGACTTTCCAGTCCCCGGCTCTTGAGGCACGTTATTCACATACACGTTTAAGTCTTCAGAAACATTAACCGGGCGGTTTAATGTAAAAGTTGTAGTTGACGCATTCCCACTGAAATACTGGCTAGTAGGGCTTGCTGGTGTTTGTGATGGCGGTGGTCCAAGATATGCCATTAATCTGCATCCTCTATTGTTAGAGTGCCAGCCGCCACTTGGCGTTGGATTTCTGCAAAATCTGCGTTGTCTGGGTCAAGGGGAACAGCCACCTTAACATCATCAATCGTGCAATAGATGCCACACTCTTTACCAGTTATACCGTTTTTATAATACTTTGCTGATTTAATGTCCATTTTTACAACTCCGCAGATGCCGTTAAAGCACCACCGTAAAAATCACCAGTTCTATAATAACTTGCCATTTGTGCTGAAACGTAAGTTGCAGTAAGTGTGGCACTAAAACTACCACCCATTGTAGGTGTGGCTCTTTTCTCTGTTTTGAATATCCATTGCGCCCTATAATCACTACTTGCTCTATAGGCCGCAATAACAGTAAAACTACCAGAATGTTGAGGTAGTACCTCATAGTACCTCTGACACTTGGCTAACGTAGTTCCGTAGTCCTCATGCTCAAAGGGTGTAGCCTCATCTCCGACTTCAAGTTGAATACCAGTGATTTCAACAAAGTTACTTGTTGAAGCAAAAATACTGCTAACACCAGCCGCCCTATTAGCATTAACATTTGGTCTTAAAGTCGTGCTAGTGCTACCACTTGTGTAAGTGGAGCCAGCATGCATCCAGAACATTAAATCTGTATCATGCGTAGTTACGTCATCAATTTGAGTGTTAGTCGCGGCTGGAATTGACATAGTAAATCTTTGCCAATCAGTAGTAAGGGCGTTTATTTGATTAGCTTGTGAGTTTTTACTAGTATCCGCACCAAATATTATTTCACTGCAAAGGTTAAAAGCGGCATTTGCTCTAGCATAAAAAGAAACGGTAAAGGCTTTTAGTGAAGAACTACTTGACTTTAAACTTTGCAAGTCTTGTCCTTCAAAACGATAGTTTAAAACAAGTCTTTCACCAGCGGCAATGCTGGTATCTGCTGTCGTGCATGAAATCTTTACACTTTTTGAAAACCCAGAAAGGTCAGTTACGGCTGTTTGTGCCATCGTAAACCGACCAGCACTTGCATCTCCTATAGCCATCCTCATTCGGTCAACTGTAAAATAACCATTTGCAGCACCTAGCCCTGTGGCCGATGCTGCTCTTTGAGCGACAATCATTGCCCCATTTTTTACAAGGTTTCTGTTAGTCAAAACTTGGTCAGTGACCTTCGGCACAGTAACTGCTTCGCTTGCAATTTGGTTAGTGTCAATAGTGCCGAGTGCCATTAGGTAATCTCCAGCACACTCAGAACCGCATCACAGCAGTTAGCCTGTGACCCATAAACCTTTAATACGTCAGTGGCGTTCATAACAATTTTTTGAGGGCCTCCAACCGCCACCAGAGATGATCCAACAGGCACAATTGCATCTTTAACTACATGAGTAATGGTGCTTCCACCGTCCAGTAGCTCGACTGTAACCGTAATTGAGACTGTCAATATGTTAGCGATGTTAAGGCCAATGATTGTCGTCTCTGTAGAACTTGGACAAGTGTACAAGGTAGCTTTAGACGATGACGTATCAATGTTTTGCGCCGTGAATGTTTTAAATGCGTTTGCCATTTCCCTATCCTAACGCTATCGCAAATGCTAGCGAGTTATCTGTGAAGTTAACAGGACTGCCAGTTGCATCATTAAATATCATCTTTTCTGCTGGCAACGTACAAAATATTGTTCTAGTACCAGACGACCAATTAACGGCATTATCTGAATTGCTGGACTGCAATATAGTGGTACGAGCAAGAGTCGTTCCAGATAAAGTAAAAGTCCCAATTCCTGTCTCAAAGTCAGTGCCGTCAGTACAAGTGTAATAGGTTGTATTACCGTCACCCACTTGACTAAAAGCTTCAAAACCAGTCAAAGCACCAGCTAACGTATATGTGCCAGTGCCTGTGGTCGTGGTCGTCTCTTTGACGCGATCTTTAAGTACAAGAGGCATTACTTCAACTCTATTGACAGGTTCCCTGCGTTAATACGGAATATATCTCCAACCGCTATTGTCTTACTTGCGTCCAATGCTCCAATAAACAGCTTGTTGGAACCGTCGAAAGTCAACAACACATTGTCTGAGATTGACACAGCAGTATCCAGAACAATGCTGGTCTGGCTATTTACTGTAGCTACTCGCACGACACCACTGATCCCGGTCCCGGTAACAACATCGCCTACAACGATTGTTCCGTTATTTGCATCAACAGTCACATTAGCTGATGAACTAACTGCGCCATTGACTGTTGCTGTGGCAATGTTCTTGTCTGCAACAAAAGCGTGGGTAACGGTGTAAGTAGAGGCCGTTCCAGCGGCTGCTGCAAACTCAACATTGTTGTCGTTTATCACTCGCTGAGTGTCACAAACAACAACGTCTGACACGCTATGCGCGGCGGCAGTTGTGCTAGATGTTCCTCGTGTACCACCTGTGAGAGTGTTTGTGCCGTCAAAGCTCAGTGCCACATTATCACTAATTGAAACTGCGGAACTCAAAACAATGTTGTTTTGGTTTGTGACAGTAGCCACTCTGACTGTGCCAGATATGCCTGTGCCAGTAACAACCATACCAACAGTGATAGTGCCGCTGTTTCCATCAACCGATACGTTAGCTGATGAGCTAACCGCACCGTTTGTATTTGCCGTGGCTGTGGTATCTTTACCAGTGTAGGTAATGATCTCATCACCAATAACAACAGCGCCAGATGACGGGAACGCTTCTGCGTCTGTTAGTATCACTTCTGTTGCGCTGTTTGTCAGAGCAACTGCTACGGTTGTTGTTGACTGTTTCCAGTTTGCTGCGGTGACTTGCTGTCTTGTATAGTTAGCATCGTCTGTGTCTACTTGTACTTCTGTTACATTTCCAGCCTCCGCGTTTGACACGGCGGTTGCTAGGCCAACATATATATCGTTGTTTGGCGTAGCAAAAGAGAGTGAGTTGTTCTTAAATATGAAGTCAAGAACCCTTCTCTCTAGGTAATTGGTTGCTGCGTTTGATGTTGCCATCGTTCTTACTCCTGTTTAAGTGCGTGGCCTATCAGGTAGACCTCTCCTGTAGGCATCACTATTCTCTCTAGCTTCAGCCAAATCCTTTAGTCGTTGTATTTCCTGCATGAACCTTTGTTCATACAGTTGCATCATGTCCTGTTCACCCTTCATGTAAGTATACGCTTCTACAAGAGAACCGTAAAGAAGGGCATTAGGAGCATTAGTACTGAGCCAAGTATTACCTGAACCCGCTCCAGCCGTAATACTGGCTGGCCTGTAGTAATAATGAAGCTCTACTGTATATGCCTGATCCGGTGTAGGACCCACAATAAAATTATCTACATCAAAAATACCATAGTATTTTGGGACAGCATTGCTGCCATAATCTATTGAATACCGTTGAACAAAGTTTACATCTTTGAAGTCTAAAAACGCTTTATAATTAGCTGTTGTAATTTGAAAAGAGAAAGGTGCTAAATAATCGGTAGGCACATTTAGATAAGGATCACTAGCTGTAAGTTGTGATGTAGCATTCTTTCTGAATAGTTCTAGATCAACCAGTGTAGAAATACGGTCTTCCGCGCCACGAATAAACACAGGCAGATTAGTTACAAAAGAAGTTTCCTCATTCTCTGTAAAATTCTTTATCGCGTCTTGTAGCTCTGTGTATGTAAATGACATGTCACTTGCTCACTATACTATTGTTATATTGCCGACCATAGCGCTATGGTTAGTGCACTGATACACCAAAGATGAATCGCTTGGTTCATGCGGGACAATAAACTGCGTCAACCCGGTGGTAGAATTGTAGTTGTCTGTCACCCCTGTTGTAAAAGCAGACCCGCCATTAGATGTCCTGATTTGCAAAGGATGGCTTGATACATTAGCTGTATTGTCAATCAAATATGTGTGACCCTTGTAGAAGGTAAAGTTCGGGTTGTTACCTGAAGTTGCCCCGGGACCAGTAAATGTATATGCGCTAGAGCCATTAACGCCAGCGGTGTATTTGGTTACAGGGCCGCTTACCTCATCATTCAAGCGCAGCCAATTACCGCCGTGGGCAAAATACATCCCTCCGAGCGCATGAACATGAGCAATGGCCCCATGATATGTTGATGCACTGGGTAGATCACTAAAAGCTGCATAGTAGAAAACGATCTTGTTCGCGCCTTGACTTACGTCAAGAACACCGTTTGTGTCGATAATATCTGTAAGCGTGGTTCCGTTACCTAACGCATTGTAGATCTCATCGAAGTTGTCGTTTATCTTATCTGCGCCTGCACGAAGGGTATCACCCGTTCCGTCATTCGCTGATGATCCAATTCCTACTGCTTGTTTTGCCATTTAAGCCTCGTCAAAAGTCTTGCTTGCCGAATCGAATGTAACACTTATCGAATCAAACGTCGATGATGTTGTTGCTACGCCAGCTTCAGCGGTTGCAACGCCACCGCCGCCTCTTATGCCACCAGTGGTTGCTGTTTCTCCAGTGATTGTAATTGTATATGAGTTAGCATCAACGACAGTAATTGTATATCCCGCAGCTTTTTCTAACGCGGTTTTTGAAAAACCGTCAAACGCTTGTGTCTTACGAAAAATAACAACATCGGATGTACTTCGACCATGTGAAGGTTCAAACACAGTAATTACAGAAGAACCAGCGCTACCTGATTGAAAAGGGTTCATCATCAAGAGAACTTGACCAGCCTCTTCAGTAGCAGTATCTGGTCTAGGTTGAAACAGAGCTTGGGGGTCAGGGCCTACCCTGCGAGGATTTAATTGTGGATGTTTAACCTCATACTCGTCTGGGCCGACCTTGAGACCATTCCACTCAACAATCATTTCCGCAAGGCGATACCGAAACCCGGAACGATCCGAAAGACCCCAAGCCCTTTTACCAGATGCATGTCTTGCCATTAATTAACCCGAAGATATTGAATA